GCAGTGGTCAGGATTCGCAATGTACCATCACCGGCAGACTCTAAAAAAGCTCCGTCAGTAATTGCGGTAGCAGATGCGGCAACCAAGGCGTAAATCAAATCACCAGGCTGTGCATACAGTGCGCGTGTAGTCTCACCAGATACATAGGCATCGTCGATACCTTCAGCAACAGCGAGATTTTCAATTGCAAACAATGCCTGAGCGTTGGACGCAGCAGAATTGTGTACAACCAGAGTGTTGGTAGATGTTACTTCCACCAGATGACCAGGAGTAATTGCACCACCGGCCAACTTTTCTTCGATCCGTCTTTGACCATTTGCAGGCTCAATCAGGATTGTATTAGGGGTGCCAGCCATTACGCAGCCTCCTCATCATAGTTGAATGAAAAATCACGGTCATCACCATCACTTGAATTGATAGCGCCCATGTTCCCGGTGTTAAGGGAATGATCCATCTTGGGGGTGATTACCTTTTTCAGTACGTTGATACTCATGCCGTTGACTTCATCTTCAGTCAATTCGGTATTCGTCTCAAGTACCTGTTTGCGGAGCGCGGCTTCCTCGGACTTCTGATTCTCTACCAATGTTTTGATTGAATCCTCATTGTCCATAAAATACTGCATGCTCTCTTTGTTAGCATCAGCCGCATTGACTACGGTCATGCCCTTTTCCTGACAGACATTAATAGCCTGCTCTAACGAGATTTCGCCATCATTGACAATGACGCCATCCTTATCTGCTTTAGCCATAATTGGCTCCTTAGCGTTGGTTGATGTTGAAGCGTCACCGCCATTCAACTCGGTAAATGTAACAGTCTTTATTACCTCCATACCTTCTGAGCCTAAAGTTACCTTGTCATCCATGACCGTGAATTCACGTTTAAATAACTTCTCATTAAGCTCGTATACAACACTTCCCGAGTCTCCGTCCTCAACTACAGGGTCGATTACCCAAGCGCGTGTATTCGTTAAGCCCTCGTTTAATAGGGCTGAAATCTGATCCTTGACGTTATTTGATGAAAAGGCATTAGTGATCTCCACTATCTGCAAATCATCATCATTCAAGGTTAGGGTTTGATCACCTCCTGCCTGATTGTTTTCCAACAAAATAGCAACATGATCGAACTGGTAATTAGTGCCTATCCAGTTGTAATCTAGATTTTCGTCATTAACCTCAGTGCGTTCAAGCTGAAGACCTGTGGATACCCCAATGGGAGTGCCTGTTTCCAGCCTGTTGATGATCTCTTTGCCCTCATCGGTCTGATTGGCTACGGTTTCATCAATCCAAAGCTCGTTAAACACCTCTTTCTTCACCTTTCGAGGGTTCCGGATAAATGCACCGACATTGTGTTTATTAGCTGCCAGGGGATGAAAGGCGCTTGCATTCTTGCCATTAATCACCGGATGTCTGTTGGGTGCCGGGAGTTGATCGAGTTGATTGAACGACTTTGCAACCTCAGCATCAGGATACATGCCGCCATTCATCACGATATCACCGACAATGGGCCTCATCTCAGTAACCAAATGATTCCGACCGTTCAGCTTCTCATACCGGACTTTTCCGGATGTATTTGTATTAATTGCTATCTTTTGCATTAACCTGCTCCTGCTTTACGCTCTATAGTTGTAAAGAATCGCCTTTCTTGTTGACCTTGTTCACTCTTAGCCAGGCCGCGTGTTCTAATCTTTTTCCTTGCCTTCCGTTCTCCTGCTGTACCTTCACCAACCTGGATACGAAGACCACAACGGCAATTAGGTTCACCAATTAAGCGCCTTGCTGCGGTAGTGGAAAACAATCTCATATTTCTCAATGCGTGAGTCGTTCTTACTCGCTTATCCTGTCTTGTAACCCACAACATTCTGACTTCTTCGCCGGTCTCAGCTTCAATCTGTTCAGCCTGATTAATCTGTGCGTTGTTGTAAGCCTCGACATTACCGGTATTCACCATGGTATGGCTTCTGGTTCTGCCTATCTTGTCGATACGATCATTGACAATGGCCGCCAGCTCTTCTTTGCTTCGGCCCTCTTCTATCCCACCAGCTAACCTAAAACCGGCTTGTGCAGAGACCTCGTTTGTTATTCCTCGTAGGCTTTGGAATAACTTCTCTTTCGTCAGCCTCAGCGTATTAACATTCTGGGTGGTGAATGCAGATGTCGTAAAGCCTTCTTTTGACAATGCGCCCATTGAGTCAATCAAGCCCTTACCAAAAGCCTTTTCTATAAACTGGTTCTGCCATATGGTTGCAGCGGTTGCGCCTGAATCAAAGATAATTTGCTCCATCTCTGAAGCAAGCCATTGATTAAAGAAGGTCACAAATTCAACATCTACAACGGGCGCGTTAGTGAATAAACGATCAACACTACCCTTCAAAGCCTTGAATCTCTTGTTAAATTGAGAGCGCCACCGCTTTTCATTGCCTAATGTCCGGGTAGGGTTATCAGTCAGAGGAACTTCCTGGTTAATGGCAAGACTATGCGACATCTTGATCATCTCCGGATAAGTCCTCATCATCCACATCAACACTGATGTCTAAATCAAGCACCTCTTTGTATACTTCTTCAGCATCCGCAGTTCCATCCAATGCATCAGTTGAGAGAGCATCAGCAACGGACTTAAACGCAGATGCATTCTTGTTATTAACTTCAGCCTGTTTCTCTTCATCCAAGACCTGAACTTCCGGCCACTCAATGATGTAATCATCTTTATACTCAAGCATGTTTGCTTGTGACAGGATCTCAAACACGTTATTGAGCCATGAGCCGCAGTCCTGATTCTGTCGATCAGATACAGATTGATTCCACGTTGCCTTGTCCTCATTGCCTGCGTACTGTCCTGCGCCCTCACCGGTCAACATCCTTATGCTCATACCTGTTTGACCAGCAATCGCCTGTAGCGCAACCTTAACGGTGTTCAGTGGGTCAGCATGTGGGGTCTCGATGTTCTTTACGTCAAACCCAGCTAAGTTGATTGTATCCTGCCAGTTATTGGTGAAGTTCTCAGCTTTGGTATTGAATGCAGCCCTATCTGACTCATTCAAAAAACCCTGAAAGTCTTTATCAGCGAGATACGCCAACTTCATACGGGCATTTCTAAAGTAAGCCTCAGATGCGCCACCAATAGTCTTGTCGATATCCTTCAGGCGATTCAGTATAGGGCCGAGTGCAGATGTGCCGGCTATGCTTGAATCTAATGAGCCTTCTGCCAGGTGAACAATACGAGTCCAATGTACCTTGACGGGTTGTGAGGTGATCGGGAGTTTATCTGCCTGCACTTGACTTGATCGTTTTGTAAGTGAGTAGATTTCCGGCATTCCAAAGCGTGAACTTAATACATCTTTGTTCCATTCAGCTACCTCTATGCCATCTTCTGAGAATGCAGAGAAGAACACTTTGTCTAAATTATTAGGTGTGGAGGTTCCCAATGGCTCTTGGGGGGAATTAAGGCCGTCAGGAACCCCCACGTACAACACTGAGAACCTGCCTATTCGATTAAGAACATCAGCAGACTCAAGCCGTTTGAACATATCGCCCGACTTGGTAAGGGTCTTGATTTCCTCAACTAATACCTCATTATCATTTGAATCCTTTACCTCTGCGCCATCACGCCAGCATGATTTAGGGAGCGCAGTAATTACCCTGTTTGCATAGTCATTATACAGGTAATATTCAAGATAATCGTTATAATTCCTAACTCTGGTGTATCCGTATATCTCATAGATATCACGGTTGTTATTGTTACTTTTACCGATAGTTTGACCAAATAAATCACGACGAGAGACCGTGTTAGCGTTGGTTGCTATTTCTTTTTTAGAGAAAAACCACATATTAATCTAAAAGACCAATTAGTTGATTGAATAACGTCTCATTGTCAGTAGACTTTACACCATCTACGCTGTCCACATTATCTCCTCTGTCACCGTTATTATCGAATGCCCAGTTAAAGGCAGAAGGACACACTAATTGCACATAGCTGCCCTTTCTACTTCCTGATCCACATAGCTCGATAGCTTCTACAGATGATTTAACTATGACTGATTGGTTGTCGCCGGAAACATATTTAATCGTGTTGGCTGTGCTGGTTATAATAATCATTAGTTGTCCACCAGTAAGAGTTCAAATCCGCCTGATACACCAGTATCATTTGAGCTACTATCTGCCTCAACCCAGATATCAGCGCCGCCAGATAGATACAAGGGAACTTTGAATTCATAATCAAAGCTGGAGCTACCGGCATTATCAACCGCCCTGGTTTGGGTGATATAAGCAATCGCGCCAAGTGTTCCAACTCTTAACCGGATATTGGCTGATGTGTTTTGCTTTTTAGACAACGCGCCCCACCAACTACGGAGATATCCGACCTTATCAGCCGGAACGGTGTATATAGCCATCAATGTTTGATTGTTGCCGTCAATGATCTGGCAAGATACAGTGCCATCTGTTTGAGCTGTCGAGGTAATTGTTCCTACTGCGCCAGTGGTATTAGGGCCAAACACTCTTGATCTATACTGCCTTGTGTATCCAAGCAATGTGGCGACGTTATTTGCGCCATTCAATACGACAAATTCAGCAATCTGCAAGAATGCAACATTTGTCCCAATAACATAAAAGATCGATGCGCCGGTTGATGCTTCAGTAACAACTCTGTATGAATCTCCATCCTCGATAGATCTTCCCATGCTACCATCATCAGGATCCCGGATAGATGAAATGAAATCTAATTGAGTTTCGCTTACCCCGGAGATCGCAACAAGCTCTGTTGCTGTATCGTTTAATAGGTAATCACCTATCACCACACCATCACTAACGAAAGTGGCGCTAGAATCAATCAGGGCAATCATGCTGCCACTATCGGCAGTACCACTAGATAATACGGTTCCAGCATCAGCGGCCAGTGAGGATGCTACATTGTGAAGCCTTGCTTGCGTTGGGGGAACATAGGTGCCGCCACCGTCCCATAAGTATTCAAATAAACTCACGGTATCGATGTCGGGATTCTCGCCATATTTAGAAATGGCTGAATGATCTTGAATGTTTTTCTTGCCTACTTCTATGTCAAAATTTAGCGGTATATCACCGCCACCGATCTGATTTTTACCAACTTGAGACATTTAAAACACTCCATAATGCCGGTTCCCCCCGATATTAAAGAGTTCTGTCATTGCCCATACTAGCCAGTCTATGCGATTAGGTGACTTCTGAGTCTTCATTGGCACCCAATCAGTCATCTCGTTCTCAAGCTTGTCCAACCCATCAGCAGCGTGCTTAATCATGCATTGCTCATATAATGCGCTTACAGGTTCAGCCCTCGCAAATTTACCGTCACTAGCATGAACATCAATGATTCTACCCTTAAACTCTTTCAACCGCAATATGTCGCGTACCATATCGCCACCTTGGTTGGTTTCAACAACTACAGCGTTGGCGCGATGTCTGTCATATGCATTCATAACAACTTGGGCTGCATTGTTCGGAGTCTCTTTTAAGGTGTAATCAGCGTCAACAGTGGCGTGTCCATCTGTGTATATCGAGGCAGCACCTATCCCCCACTCATCCGATTCTTTTTTATTTTTGGTTGCCGGGTCAACACCAATAACACACCTTCTCAACTTCCATGGTTGATCAAGGGCGTGAGCTGCGTCAATCATAGCCAGCGTCCATAATGCGCCTTCTACATCGGAGCCATACATGCCCAATTTAAACCGCTCCCTCTGCTTCTTAGGCATTGAGTCGAGTATCTTGAAGTATGCGTCTGGTAGGTTTGCCCTATTGTCATCAGGATTGATCTTGAGTACAGCATAATCCTCTTCCCAATCTGGTATAGGATCATTGGTATCAGGCATAACGCCTTCATAGAATATCTTGTAACACCAATGCTTTTTGGTTGGAGGATTGCAGTCGTAATAGCATCTTAGTTCAAGCCCTGAGTTTTCAGCCAGTCTTGAGTGAGCAATTACAACCGAATCAAAGGATATCTGTGAACACTCAACCAGGTATAGAGTGGAATATTCAGTACCAAGGATCTTCTCTGTGCGTAATTTGTCATCAAGGCCACCGAACCATATCTGACTACCATTCGGAAGCTCAACGTACCAATCTGTTTTATTGAGGCATGTTTCCAGTGGTGGCAGGTTAGGAAAACACAACTTCCAAACCTTGGGAAGGGTGTCCATAACGATCGAGGTTTTTACAGCATTGAAAGCGAGCCTTAGAACTACGTGCCTGGATTTGGTCTTACATGCCCGGATGATTATTGAGCGGATGATTATGGCTGTCTTGCCAGATCTGGAGCCGCCATCTAAAAGCGTGTGCATGTGGCCGGACATTAACTGAACAGCTATTCTTTGCTTCTCAGTTTTTTTAAAGGCCCGAGTCATCTTTGTCTATATTGATTCCAATTGCACCTGTTACAGCCACATCCTGCTTATCTTGCCATGGTTCTGCTTGCTTTCTTGTTCGGTTATTCAGGAATTTAGATGCAGCAGCGGTATCGGGTGGGTAGTGCTTGGTGATATCAGTGACAGTTATTTCGCCCTGATAGTTTGATATGTGAACGTCTGGGTGTGAATATCCAATGCCTCTTTGATACAAGGATCTTGCCATTTTTGAGTTAGCAACTTCCTTCCCTGCCCTTAAGGACTTAAGAAACTCTGGGTATTTTTTCTTATATGCGTTTAGTGTTACTTCGGATATATCGAGGAATCCGGATAATTCTTTATCAGTTGCACCAAGCAGACAATAGTTTGTTACCTGATCAAGCATTTCATCAGTGTACTTTGGCGGTCTGCCTCCTGCGTGCTTTTTCTTCTCTGCCATAACGATACATTACATAATTCTAATATAATGATTTTACTTTGTTATGGGGTTTATTTCAAATGAAGTTTGCCCATTGTGATTGATGCATTCCTGATCGCCTCATCTGCTCTCTTCAGGGATTCCATAAAGACATCCGCTTGAACGACTAATTTAACCAAGAATGATGACGTTACCCTTTCAACGATCTGATCCAATATTTCTTGATCGCTCATTGGTTCATAGCCATTACAAAGAATGCACACTTTCCCCGATGATGCATATCTCCATTTGTGGTTACCGA